GCTTTTGTTAAAGGTGTCATAACCTTTAGATTGATCTCTATATAGTCCAGGCATCGCAATAACTTTAGCAGAGTTGCTTGGGTCTGCCATACTATAACTAGTAGAACCTCCCCAGATTACTGGACTTTTCCAAGAACCATCTGCAAACTCAGCTACACAACTACTACCTCGGTAAGTACCACCTTGAGGATGAGGGTCATTCATAAAGAAGACACCTTTGTTTGCGTGTAAAGGAAAGTTTGAACTATCTGTTACTTCACTAACAAGAGAAAAATCGTTTCTTGTTTTTCCATTGTTTTCAGTTCCAGGATATCCTGGTGCGTCTGCATCTGCGACTCTACAAGTAACATCGTTTTGTAGACGATAAGCTCGTCCTGCCATAGAACCAACCATACCCCATTTAGGTATATTGCTATTTCCATCAACAGTAAGAGCAGTGCCGTGTGATCCAAGAGGAAGCCTCGCCTCTCCAGTGGCAGTAGTAACATCAAATTGTGTATCTCCACCCATACCAGAATGTGTTCCGCAATATGGATAGATTGAAATTGCAGTTACATTAGATGGAACCGCAATAGTTACCACAGCACTGCTTTGTCCTTGTGTACCTGTGTAGGTAATATCGTTAGTACTGTCAGTGGGTGCGAAGTCTAAAAGCTCTGTTCCTGATGCGTGTGTACCATTTTTTGTAGCAGAAAATCTTAATGGGTGTGATGCAACTGTAGTATCAGATACATCAAAGATATAAGTTTTTCCTGGGTACAATTTCATATTACCATCAAAGTGGTAATTATCATCGTTAGGAAATTTAAATTGGAATCTGTTTGATCCGCCGTATGAAGCTACCTTGACACCGATGTTAAAGGTTGTACCTGCTGGTGCACCTTGTCGGTAAATCATATCACCACCAGTAGTAGTAACTGTTGTTAGTGCAGCTGTGATTGCTTCTACATCTACAACAAACTGAACTTTGTTTGTTCCACTTGCAACATAATCACCATACACCCAACCAGTTTTTCCTGGAAGTATTTTAGCTTTGTTAGCGTTGTTAGTTTCACCAGAATATTGGACGAAAACATTCTTAGTGGTTTCATTTTTAATAACGACAGTAAATGCTCTGTTAGGAACAACCACAGTAAGTTCACTTTGGCTAGGAGTGGAAGCCTGAGTTAACTTAATAAGTGGTTTTGAAATGTCGTCTACGCCTAGTGTCCATACACCATTCGTTGATGTTGAATAATCAAAAACTTTTGCTGGTTCGTTTGCTTCATCAAATAGTTGAAGTAGTGCGTCTGCACCTGTTAATGCTTCTACCGATTTTGCTAGGTAGACCATATCGTTGGCATTAGATCCTGCGATCGTGCCTGTACTAGTATTAGCTATATCTTTTGAACGCGATTTTATAGCTTCTACTAATTCTTTTAATGTGTTCATCGCCATATTATGTCACTCCTTATATTATTATACTACACCTAATTGAAGCAAAACTTCGTCCTCTAGTCGCTTTAATCTTGGTGCGGTGTTTGCATTAAAGCTCTGTATTTCTGACAGAACTTGTGCTCCATCAAATACCACATTAAACTTAGTTGTGTCTACCTGTGCAGAAGTAGATGTGTGTGCTGTATGGCATACATAATACTTACTTCCATCCTCAACCATGTCCAATCTTGAATATGCTGTATTACCCGTATGAGTGCCTAATTGCCTGAAAATAGTAGCATTTAGGTCAGACCAACCAGCACTTGCACTTGTATAAGTGCCGAATCTTGATTGTAGGGTATTGTTAGCATCATTAGGTTTTAGCCTAAACTGGATGGCTGTAGATATAACAGCTCCTGTGGTATTATCAAATAATGTGCCTAAAACATTAGGTAATGTTTTGACATTAGACCCAGTGCCTAATTCGCAGGCTTCTAAATATGTATCTAAGCTATGTGAGCCAGTCTTCTCAGATCTAAATATTATCTGTTCCGACTTGGGGGTAGTAGGTACTGTTGTCATTCTATGTTGTTCTCCTCAAGAAAGTTTATTATTTTAGCTCTTGTAATAGTAAATTTATCGTCTTCCTTGTATCTTGCTTCAAGTTTATCAATTCTCTTAGCATTGTCGTCCACTTGTTGTTGATTGTTACAATTGATTTGTTTCTTGTTTGCCTCTGCATACATGTCTATAAGTTCAAGTTTAATATTATCTCTCAATAAATTGACTTGTTCTTTTATTGCCAAATCAATGTATTTTTTATCTAGTTGACTTAAATTTGTATTTTTTTCTATTTGTTCTTTCTTCATTTTAATTTTCCTGTTGAGGCTCTAAATCACCTCTTTCTATACCTCTTAACAATTCTTCTACTGGTACTGTTTCTTGACCACCTTGACCTTGTTGAGTAGAATTACCTCTTTGTTTTTCCATCATACTCATTTGTTGGGATGGTGTCATACCCATCTTCTTTTCTGCATCTGAAACTCTAAATTGGTCTACATCTGAAATACCCATAGCTCTGATTGCTTCTTCAACAATCTTACCAGATTTATATTCCATATTTAATCCAGTTTGATTAACCATCTGTAACATATTCATCCAAGTTTCTGCATTTCTTGTTGGCTCTACTGGAAGTGTTCCATCTATAACCAAGTAATCAACATTACCTTGTAAAGATTGTACATCAAAATCTATGTAACCTTGTTCAGCTTGTTGAACTAATTCTCCAGGTACTTGCTCTGAATCTAATCTTAATGAACCTTCAAGATATAAAGCGTCTTGTAAATTTTGTGTCATCATTCTTACCATAGGTCTTACAGTTGTAGCTGACATAATTCTAGCTAACACACCTAATCTTTGAGAACCTAATTGTGTAAGTCTTGCTATCTCTGTTGCAGTTCTAATTCCGTCTGCAGTTGGCACACCTTGTTGTGCATCAGATGCTGCTGAAACTCTTTGTTTTAAATCTGCCATAGCTGCTATATCATTCCAATGACCTTTAGTTACATCTGGAACCTGAGCTATAAAAACACCATCACCTGGTTTAGCACCTGGCATAGTTCTTACTACACCCCAAGGATTTCTATCTATTAAGTCTGGTATAGAAACTTGTGTTGGGTCTACAAACATTAAATTATTTAATGCAGCTTGAACATTATCAATACGAGAACGCAATAACCAAGTTGATACTTCATGTAATGGTAATAATAAATCATATAAAGATTGACTAAATGTTTTATGTGTATCTTGAAATAAACCACCTATTACTACTGGAAATTGTTGACCATAAGGATTTAATTGACATCTAATTATAGCTTCTTCGTCTACAATAGTTATACACATCCACATTTGTTCTATGCCTGGAACATTTACTTCATAACCCTGAAGCCTTACCCACATCTCGTCTACTATTCTAGCATTGTCTAATGTAAAGTGATGACCATTTTCACTACCGATAGGTTCTTCTGGATTTATTGATAGTCCTCTACCTTCTTCTTTGAAAAATTTATGTGCATCCCAAGAAGTTTTTCTGCCACCTTTTTTTCGTAGACCAGCATATTTATTTATTTTGGGATACATACCACTTGATACCAAGGCGTTTGTTGAAACAAAATCACTGAAGATTATAAATTGCATCCTATCCCACTCACCCCAATTAACTCTTGGGTCTGGGAAACAACGCCTAGGATCAAAGTTAACAATATGGTTAGTATTTTTCTTAGCGTCCCAAATAATTTTTGTTGGTGCAAAGCCATACCTAATACTGTCAAGTAACATTTGAGCCAGCCTTGCCTCTCCCGCCGTTCTTCTCATATGTTGGTGCAATAATCTTTCTAAGATTAAAGCAGATCTTCTGGACTTCCTGTTCATACCTTCTAGTTGAAACATAGGATTACGCCCAGCTAGAGCTGCCATCATATAAGTTAACACAGTGTCTGCGATGGCTCTGGTGTCAGCTACTACAGCCTTTTCTCTAAACTTAGTAGAGTTTGCAGGTGTCCAAACATCGTGTGCTCTGTCCGCATCACGCCAATGATCATACCTTCTAGATATCCTTTCAAAGGACATCTTGGAAGCTGCACGAACATAATCAATGAGTTTTGCCTCTTGATCTTCAGTTAGGTCGTCAGATATATCTTCGTATTGAGATAACTTCTCCATATGAGGAGATAAATCAACGATAATATCATTTGGATCATTTGTTTGGTTTCTATAGTTCATAGTTTTTTATATCCTACATATATTTTTTTATCGTCCTACAACTCACCCCAACCTGCAAAACGATTTTTTTTAGATTGTGTAAGTTTCTCCTTCCACTCGTTTGGTGTGTGATCATTAGCAAATGTTGCGTTTAATGATGTAGACATTTCTATTGGTACATTAAGTGCATTATTATTAAAGCCAGACATTTTACTTAAAACATCTAAGCCCAATGATAGTGCATCTATTTGGTCATCGTTTTTTCCATTTGGAAAAGATTGAGCTTCTTCCATAAAATCATCAACCCAATTTGCTGTTTTATTTATAAAGACTCTTCCTCCTTCTACCATTGGTGTTACTGCATTTAATCTTGCAACTTTATCTTGAACTACCTTATATGGTAAAACAGAAATACCAGATGCATTTTTTAATTCTTGTATAAGTGATTGTCCACTAGCTTTATCCTCAATATAGAAACCTCTTAATCCTCTACCTCTCCACTTTGTATTTAATTGTATACAAGCTCTTTTTAGTTCTGGAAAATCCCATTTGTTTCTAACAATATCTATAATATATAAATCTGCATTTTTATCTGCACCCATAACTATAAGAACAGAATAATCTGATTGCTCTGTTTTCTTGAATGCTGTATCTGCTGCTATTATAATAGATTGATACTCCACATCTTTTGGGTCGTAATATTTCCACCACCCTGATTTTATCAGATTACCCCCAACGATGTATGGAGTCTGTTGGTATAAAGATGCAAATTCACGCGGGTCTAATTTTTTTCTTTTATGTAATTCTTCTAATGGGAATCTTTCTTCCCACAAAGCTTCTTCAGCATCTTCTTTATAATATCGTTTCCCAGGAGCAACAGTACTTAACTTACCGCTTGGTATGTGTCTTGGGTCGTCAGGAGGCAGGTCTGTTACTGATTTTTTTTCTCCAGAAATTATTTTAATAGCAGGAAAGTTTATATGTTCCCATTCTCCTGCTTTCCAATCTGGTGTTTCCATTAATCTACCAGCCACATCATCTGGGTGCCATCTTGTTAGGATTACAATTTCTTTAGGTTGTGTGCCATCTGGTTCTGGTTGTTTACGAGTTGTTAATGCAGAAACATAATATGACCATGTTTTATTTCTTTGTGTTACAGAATCTGCTTCTTCTCTAGCTTTTATTGGATCATCAAGAATTAATAAAGTTGCTGCACGACCAGTAGTTGATCCACCTATACCTGTAGCAAAGTAAGTTCCATTTAATGAAGTTCTCCAATCGTCTACCGCTCTACTTTCTTCTGACATTTTGAAATCTTGGAATGCTTGATTAATAATCGGTTCGCGTGCCAGATCGCGTACTTGACGACCAAATGTCTTCGCCAAGTCCTGATTGTACGAGGTTGAAAGCACATTACGATTCGGCTTGCGACCCAAGTAATATATTGGAAAGTGGACTGTAGCCAAGAAACTTTTGGCGTGTCTTGGTGGCATTGTGATGAGTATCTTATTTTTGCCAAGTGTTCCGTTCTCCAATCCATTTAGTTTCTCCATTAAATCATATTGAAAATTTGCAAATGTAAGATCTGGATTCATCATCTTTACAAATTCTGTAAAACTATTCTGTGACTTTTTTAAACCTAAAAGTCTTTTAGCAGCCTGAGCTTGGCTTATTGTCATTATCTTTTTCTCTTTTTAGCAAATGTTTTTACATTAGTTGGTTTTGGTCCTTTATTACCAGCGGCTCTTTTTCTTCTTACTGCAGAAGCTTTTTGTGATGATGACATTGATCTAGCTTTAGACAATGGGACACATTTTGGATACTTGCGACCATCACCTTTTTTTCTTCCACAAGGTTGGTATTTACCATTCTTTTTAGGTGCACCTATATCAACCCATTTTTCTTTTACCCACTTTCTTAGGCTCATTTGGGTTTGACCTGAGTTGATGGTTTAGTATCTTTCTTTGATGTTACAGGTATTTTTTTACCACCACTGCAACCACTAACCATAGGTTTATAACTCATTTTTTTCTCCTTTTAGATTTTGTCTTAGATTTTTTCTTGCCTCCTGGCTTTATTTTACCAGAACATACTGCAGAACCGTACATGTTCGCGTAGGCGGAAGGGTATACCTTAAATTTACGCTTTGCCGCTGCTTTACCTTTTGCACATAATTTTGCCATATTATCTCCTACCAAGCCTTACACGACCAGTAACGAGCTTTAGTCTTGGGACCAGGGTTTGCACAATTGTGCCTCGCTCTAAAACTCTTACGGCGTGCAGGTATATTTTTTTTGATTTTCATATTTGGATCCCCGAAGCGAACTATCTTAATTTTAGCACCATCAGATACACATACTGCTGATTTTTTCTTACCGCCTGGTGTACGAAATGGTTTATTTAAACTTTTGCCTTTACAAGGACCACTAGCTTTTCTCTTCGCCACTATCTATCTCCTGTTTATTTACTTCTTTATGTTCTATCACAGAATCATCATTCTCGTCTGCCCTTGCAGCGATTTGTTCTAGTTCTTGTATAGATAATTGGTCTACAGTTTTATGTTCAATAGAGTGTTCATTAAAACTATGGTGTAAATCTGGCATAACTTTATTCAACATAACACTAAATAATCTTACTTGTTGGTTAGACCAATTAGTATCGCCTTTTAATACTGATCTAACTTTAGGTATGTTGTTTCTAACTACATCTAATACAGACCTACGAACTCTATCTACTTCAATAGGAGTTACTGGCGGTAGACTACCTGTTGATTTTACTGGATTTGGATTCTTTCTTACATTCGGCATATCTTATTCTAACCCTAGTTTCAAAAATTGCTACAAAATATATATTTGCAGGGGATGACACACGCGTGCACCATAGGCGGGACTGCCCCCTACCCCCCACACCGAACAAATTGACACAACTTCGTTGCAACACCCTGCAAAACCCTACGAAAATCTACGATTTTCTAGTCCTATCCAAGGAAATTTCTACGAAATTTCTAGGGTTGTTTTCAAAGCTACGCTTTGGTCGGCTAAATATAGGTCTTACGACCTATATCTCAATCATATCAAGCCTTTAGGCTTGGAGTCGTCCTAGCTTTCCTATCCCCTAAAAGGGGAAGGGGTATTAAATTTTTCGGAATTTGCATTTTGCTTTTCCAAACAATAAACACAACACACAGAAAGGAGGATAGTTGTATGGAAACATCACTATCACAACAAGTCTATGGCGAAGCCATAGCAAAAGCTACAACGCTAAGCGAAGCCGAAGTGCCGTATGGCATTGTCGCGAAGCGAGCCGAGAAAAATATCGCAGGCGACAAGGGGTGGAAGGTTAAAAACAACCTCAAGTTCCTTGAGCAATATGCGAAGCATATCACTGCGTTGGGTGGAAAAATCCCTTCGGAGTTGATTGCAAGGGCGAAGGACTATGTCGCGAGCAAGGTTGTTCCAACCCAGCCGAAATCACCTTCGGTGGAGTTCACACACTTGCCACCTGCTGTTGCTAAAAGCAACATCTCTCGTGAAGAGAAGGCTAGGCTGAACACGATGTATGCGACTTTCACGAAGCTTCCGAAGTAAGCATCGCTCATCACGACTAACCCAGAGTGGATTCGTTCTGCTCTGGGTTTTTTTTGTGCCTAATGGTTAGGTACATTCTACCACAAACAAGGAGATGCATTATGGCGAAACCCTCGCTAAAACTATCTTCGTACTTGTACGACTTAAGCGATAAAAAAACGCAAGTTCAGTACAACAAAAGGTTATCTGCGAAACGCACAAAGATTTTAATCAATCGTGCAGAACGCAGACAAGCTAACGAAGAAATAAACAAAGCTCTTACATTCGTGTAAGGGCTTTTTTTTGTGTCTATTGCATACTTGGGTAGACAACAACAACAACAACGCAAACAATCAATGGAAAGGTTTGATATGTGCGAAACACAAACAAGAGCAGAGAAGATTGCTGATGCAAAGCAGTATTACACAGAGAATACTTTTGCTTGTCTCAGTACACTCAAACACAAACACGCAACCAAGGAGGAAAAGCTGGACGCAAAAAAGCGTCTACGCGACAACCAACAATGGTTGAGGGCAGTCAAATACTACGAGAAAACTGGCTGTTCGTTCAAGGAAGCCAAAGAATATATCGGCATTACTTGATATCTGTATCACATATGATACACTAACGCTAACAATGAAGGAGGTCATATGAAGAAATGTAATGATGCAATCTTCACAGACAAGAATGGTAAACCAGTGTTGTATGTAGACAAAGAAGGAGACATGCAAACAATCAAGGTAATACCAAACACTACACAAATACAAGAACAAGAACACAAGTATGTATTCAGTCCATTTTGGGATTTAGTTCTCGGATTGATTATGTGTGCTTGTATAGGTGGCATCTTCGCAGTTGTTATTCTTGAATGGATAGCAGGGTGTGGAGAGGTAACCTATTTCGCAGACAGAACTTGGGAAACCAACAAGTGTCTGTTTCAAGACAACGACATACAAACTGGTCGTTGGTAACATTAACCCTAACAAAGGAGAGCATATGGGTTTATTTGAATGGGCTGTCATTCAGTTCATCATCACAGCAGTGGTGTGGGCAATATGAATGATAGCGACAAAAAGCTGTGGCATTTATACACTCAATCGGTAAAGCCACTTAAACACAACAACAATAATAATCATAAATACGAAGGAGAAACTTATGAACGAGAACTTCAAACCCTCGGCTATGACCGAATGGGAGAGGATAGACTTGCAGAGGAGGGCAGAAAGAGAGAAGAGACACCAAGACTTCAAGAAAACGCTTTCGCCCCTTTGCAAAAACTTCTGTGTAAATAGCATCTGTGTAGAGTTTATGGGAAGTGGAGATAGTGGACAGATTGAGGATGTCCTCATCAACTTCAGTTCTTCCATTGAAAAACTAGCTACAAAAGAGAAAGCTAGTCTGATTACACAGGCAGTAAATAAACTCAAAGCAAACGAGCATAGACCAATAATTATCACACCAACTACTGATTTTGATGTGAAACATTTATACAAGGTAGATGCTGACCCTTCTGATACATTCAGAGAGCATGATTTGAAAGACAGACACAAAGGTCTATCAGACGAGCAGTATGCGTTGACATCAGAAGTACACACAATACTAACTCAAAGGTTTCTTGACCAAGTGTTTGGTGTTCAAAATGTTACCAATGATAAGGGCATGGAATACATGAAACAAGTTAAGGTTACTGATGCCCTTGATGATTGGTGCTACGACCAATTAGAAGCAACTGGACACGATTGGTACAACAATGAAGGTGGTTCAGGAAACTTTGTATTTATTAACACTGATGTGGATACCAAGTTCAAGGTAGAACTGAGTATGCAAATCTATCGTCAAGAGTCAGACGACTATGACTTTGACCTTTAAGGAGAAACTATATGGCAAATTGTTATCATCATAGCTTATCATCTGTCAAGAAATGGGGTGGTAAGCCAGAGGATTATCAAGCGATACACGATTGGTTTGATGAGTCCAAGAAGATTATGGCAGACTTTAGGCACAGAGCATTACGACACCACGCAGAGGGTTGCTTTGCTTGTGAAAAAGAGTTTGGTGTAGCTATCAAAAATTCAGATGGCAGAATGGTTCCAGTTAGATTGATTGCTGAAAGGCATATCATTGAGGACTTGGGATACATACCTAGTATGTCTGATTGGTTTTTGAGAATAAAACCCACAACTTGGATGATGAAGGGTGGCTATCTCAAAACTAAAGACTTGATAGACAACGATAATATTACTAAACTGAAGATACGCGTATGAGTGAAGAAAAATCCGTATATCAGCTTAACAAAGAATTTCTCGCCAAGAGATTGGAGGGAGATGCAGACGAGGTTATGAGTTTCTTTGAGGAACTATTTGACCTCTATTTTGGAGCGAATGCGTTCCATAAACTAATGATTCAACACAACCTAGAAGCCCTACAAAAACGAATATGGGATAGACACAAGGAGTGGAAACAACAACCACTTCACATCTATTTCAATGAGAGGGAACATTCTATGCGTGATGTTCAATCATTCTGTAATCGTAAGATGAATAGTTTAACGGCTTCCCAGGACACAAAAGATGTGTGTTCTGAAATCGTAGACATCATCAATACGAGGGCAGGCAAAAAACCACGACTATAACTATAACTATGAAAGGAGGTCTGTTATGTCAACAGACACTAGTCAAATCGTTGGCTCGCTGTTTCCCACAGCTGTCAACGACACAGAGATACCATTCTCTGTATTCATCAACGACCTAGTTGACAAGTACAAACACGATCGTGTTGCAATCAAAACAATTACGAGAGTGTTCTTCAACCAAGTTGTTGAGACTTATGGGATACCACCATCTGTGTTGCGACTGACACCCAAAGGTGCATCTGAATCTATATCCTTATCCAAGGCGATAGACAAGATGAACAAGGGTTTGTTGAGTTCGTTGATTGTAGAGGTTTGTAATTTGGTCAGTACACTTGAACCAACGCAAGCCATTCAACAATCAATGGCACAACTGCAAGACAACATAGACGATTGCAAACAAAACGAAGAAGATGAGAAGGGCAAGAAGCTATTTGCTTATGGAGTTCCCTACAATCTCAAAGACCTAGATATCCGTAATGGAACACACAAGGTCTTTGGCGAGTGTAGTGCGAAATCTCTGCCTGCAAGTGGGTTAGCAAGCAAACTTACCAACTTCTACAATGAGTATGCAAGCACAACGACAACTACATCTACAACTTCAACAAGTAAAGGAAAGAAAACTATGACATTTGATGTAAATAAAGCCAATGATATGTGTATTGCTATGGCTAGGGCTATGGCTTCACACGATATTGAAGATGGCATTTCAAGTTTGTCCGATTGTGTTTCCAAGAAAATCACTGAAGCAATTAGTGAGTATGGTAACAAGCACGGACTAACTAGCGAAGAGAGAGTCTCACTCACAGCGAGTGTAGACTTGACACTACCAACGACAAGCGAGGAAGACATTGAGACTTGCTACCAACAACACAAGGAAGATGCTGATGAGTATCTACCCTCTGATGTTGAACCCAAGGAAGAACACCCATTGGGTATCAAGGACAAGGAGAAGGTCGTACCAATCAAGCCAGTCAAGATAGACAAGCCTGAACTCAAGCCTGCTGTTGAGTCAATGCTATCTCAAATGACTTCAGGTGTTGTAACCAACATTGAGGAGTTGCTTCAGAGTAAATCACAGCTTGCTGA